GCTCTTCGTCAGTCACTATCTGCTCGCGCTTAACCCAGACAAAGATCAGCGCGAGCAGATAGTGACTGACGAAGAGCGGGGCAGGATGTATTTTGGTGCTCTGGGCGGCGGAAACAGGCAGCCGTTCTTCGGGGGTGGCGGAGTGCGCCCAACCTCGAAGGGGAAGACTGCATAACTAGACCCGCTGGATAGCGGGCAAAGATTCTGAGGAGGATTCAAATGGCTATCTCGACTGTTGCGAGTATGTCGTCTCTCTTCAACCTGATTTACGAAGATACGCTCTTCGTGGCCAGAGAGATGAACATAATGGTGAACCTCGTGACCCCCTACAGCGCGAAGGGTTGGATGGACCGGAAGATTGGCATCTACCCGACCATGGTTGCTGTGGCCGTAGCAGAAGGCGCGGACTTCGCAGCCCCGACGACCTTTACCAAGACGCTACATGCGACGCTCTCTCCAGGAGAGGTTATCACTCAGGCCATCCTCACGGATCGCAGGATTGAGACCGACTTGGAGGACGCGCGCAGAGACTGCGCCCAGGAGATGGGTAACGCCATCGCCACGAAGATCGATACCGACCTGGTGACCGACATAGCGTCCTTGTCCACTGATAAGGGTGCTGGTGCTGGTAGCGCGGCCACCGTCGCCACTTTTGCCACCGCGGTAACCACCCTGCGAGCGGCCAAAGTACCAAACCCGATGTATGCGGTTCTCCACCCGTACCACTGGCACGACATCTGGACGGAACTGGGTCAGCCTGCTGGCACCCAGGCCCTGCTTGGTGATGTGGCCAATCGAGCACTGCAGGACTTCTTCGTGGGTACGTGGTTGAATATGCGCTGGTGGGTTTGCGCAAATATCTCCATCGATGCCAGCGACGACGCGGTATCCGGCGTCTTCAACCCGCAAGCGTTGGCTTTTGACAGCCGCAAGGCCCCGACGCTCGAACCCGAAAGGGATGCGAGCCTCCGGGCTTGGGAGCTCAACATGGTCGCCGGTTACGCGCATGGCGTTCGTCGGACGGCTTTCGGTGTCAAAATGACCGCCGACGCCACTGCCCCGTAAAGATGAACCAGTAGGAGGGGGCAGCAGTGCCCCCTCCGCAGAATAATATCGGAGGATATAGCTATGTTTCAAGGAATGATCGAATTCCCCGTGGTTGCCTATGTCGACAATGATCCGGGGGCTGACGACTATCTGCCCCTCTGGGTTGCGCCGCGCAAAGCACAGATTGTTAGTGCTTATGCCCTTGTCACTAACGATGTGGGCGGCGATACGGCGAATTACTTCGAGCTGGCGCTGGTAAACGGTGGGACGGCCGGGACGGGCACGACTGCCATCGCGGCGGCTATCGGTGGTGCAGCCGGTTGGACCGGACTGCTCCCCGTAGCGTTCACCGTTGCCACACCCGAGCTGGCCGCTGGGGAAGTGGTGGCACTGCATTACAACGAGGAAGGCACGGGGACGTTCACGGCCATGGCGATCCAGCTCAACATCCGCTACGGCGATGCCTAGGCCGAGTATTAGGTAACCAGAAGCTAACCGGGGGTCGTGGAGGTCCTCCCTCCCCTCTTCGGCCTCCGGTAAGCCCAACATAGGAGAGAACGCATGGCAGCAAGGAATACGTGGATGTGGCATTTAGTCAACTGGATCGGGGGCTTCACAGCATCCCTGATTCCGTTCGTGGAAGTCAAAGCCCTAACAATGGCTGGCGCAAATGTGGTGCAGAACGTTGCGACCGGTGATATCAAGGCGTCGGCGGGGACGGTATATGCCGTACACGTGGAAATGGATGGCGTGACTGCAGGGGATAGTGTACAGATAAGAGACGACACCACGGTTCGCAAGACATTCTTGGCAGAAAGCACAGACCACCATCTCGACTGGGTGATCGGCCTGCCTGGTGCAGCTTTCGCCACTGATATTAATATCGTCGTCGCGAAGACCAGCGGTGCGGTATACGTGACGGTCGTCTACCTGTAAGGGAGGTTCAGGCATGGCAGAGCGGGCGGGTATGGTAGAGATCATCGCTTATCTGAGACGATTGATAGACGACGCTGATGCGGCCGTCTGGACTGACGACCAGCTAGGGGACGAGCTCGACATTCACCGAACAACATATACGTATATGCAGCTTGAGGACGTCCCTCAATTTGCTGACGGTGAGACCATAACACTTAACTATGTCATCCCACAAGGGAAGCGCGGTTGGTGGGAGAGAGGATCCGGGGGGACTGCAGTTTGGCGAGTCTATAACTCTGTAGGAACGCTTGTTAGCGCGTCCGACTATACGGTGAACCACCGAGCAGGCGTGCTGGCTTTTACTGCTGACCAAGAAGGGGCGGCCAGATATCTCGATGGTAGGCGGTATGATGTCAACGGAGCTGCAGCCACTCTCTGGGATGAGCGGGCGTCTTCACTTCAAGATGCTTATGATTTCCGAGACCCGAGCGGTTCGTATAAGCGCAGCCAGTGGTTTGAACATTGCCAAACGATGGCCCAAAAGTATAGAATGTTGTCCGATCATTCTACGTCGGTGCTGGACTTTGTAAGAGACGACTTCCAATGCTAACGACAAAGGAAATCGCAAGTATGCAAGCAGTAGTCGATCTTTGGCTGCCTGATACTGGCATTATCCAACGTCCGACACCGACCCAAAACACAATCGGAGAGGCAACAGCAGATTGGGTTATCCAAGGAACGGTAGACTGCAGATTGACGTACATGGAAAGACAGTCCCAGTTTGGTGGAAGCCAAGCAGGGCAGGGAGGCCTCGACCGGCTGACTGTGACGGAGGCATATCGGGTAGTCGTTGCTAATGACACAGATTTGCTAGTCAACGACCGGATAGCTATTAGCGACGATACTTACGAGATTGTTAAGATAGACACCGGGCGACTATGGGCGACCAGCCGGACGGGGGAAGCGAGGCGGATTACCTAAGATGGGGCAGTCCTTCCAGCTTGTGATAGTCGATGATCGCATACCCCAATTGATAGCCAAAGCGCCCCGCATGGCTTCTACGATGATCAGACGGCTAACTTTTCAATGCGAAAGAGAAGCAAAGAGGGATTGCCCAGTGGACACCGGCTACCTGAAAAGCACCATATCAAGCCGGATAGAAAACAACGGCTTTTTGGGCATTATCGATGTAGGGGCGCTTTACGGCATTTATGTTAATTTCGGGACGTGGTGCCATGGACCAAACCCATTCATGAGCAGGGCGGTTGCCAGCGTGCAGGGGGTGATGCAACAAGTATTGAATGAGAATTTCAATCGGTACGTCATGGAGGCGTGCAGTGGACTTGGGTGACGGCATTACTGTCCTGGAAACAGACGGCGTGACGTTCATTCAAACAAGACCTGTAGCAGAGTCATGGGACTCGGTAAGCATACGACTCCAAGGGAGAGGCCACTCGGCATTTCGTTGCGCGATAGCTAAGCTCCTGTTGGTTATGGGTGTGAAATTGCTTGGCTACGATCCGATGATCAAGGTAACAAGGAAATAGGGGGGAGACAATGAAGATCATGTTCATGGCCAACGCTCCGTGGTGCGGCACGGGGTACGGCGTTCAAGGAAGGCATCTCGTACCAAGACTGCAAGCACAGGGCCACAAGATGGCTTACTTCGCGTTTTATGGTCTCAGGGGTGGGGTGTTGAAGGTGGGCGCGGATGTGCCCATATTCCCAACGGCGGTAGACCCGTGGGGGGTTGATATTCTGGAAGCCCACATGGAAGCTTTCGAGGCGGATGTGCTGATCACTCTGCTGGATGTCTGGGTCTCTGACCACTTCGGACGCGCGGCGCAGAGACAAAGCTGGGATTGGTTGCCATGGTTTCCTATCGACCAAGTACCTGCCCCAGAGTTGGTCTTGGAGCGACTAGAGGGGTGCACGAAAGCGGTTGTCTATTCCCATTTCGCAGAACGAGAAATGGCAACCACGAAATTCGCTAATATGGTTCGCTATGTCCCCCACGGTGTTGATCGAGAGATCTTCAAGATGGGGGACCAAGCAACAGCGCGCAAGCGACTAGGACTTGACCCAGACAGGTTCATCGTAGGAATGGTAGCGGCCAACCACGGGTATCCGGACCGGAAAGCGTTTGCCCCCCAATTCCTCGCGTTCGATGAGCTAAGAAAGAAACACCCAGAGGCTTTCCTTTACTTGCACACAACGATGACCACTAGTAAGGGCGGCCTGGACTTGAACAGGCTGGCGGCTAGGTGTGGCATTCCCAAGGATAGCTACGGCTACTGTGATCAGTACGAATACGCGGTAGGCCAGCCCGCTGCAATGGTTGCAGACACCTATCGAGCCATTGACCTGCTCACTCTAACGTCGTTGGGCGAGGGTTTTGGACTCCCCATCATCGAGGCGCAAGCATGTGGTACTCCGGTGGTGGTTGGTGATTGGACATCAATGCCTGAGCTGATGGTCAATGGGCGGGCTGTCAAGAAGTTCACGCCATTTTTCACTCCGCTGTTCTCGTGGGTGTTCATCCCAGACATCCAGGAGATTAAGGAAAGCTACGAGAGCCTGTATGACACCAAACACAGCTACCCCCGGATGTGGACAACCGAAGCAGAACGAGGTAGCGCGGCGATGGCGGCTTATGACTGGGACGTAATAGCCAAGCAGTGGGGTGATGTGCTGGAAGAAGTGGAGATCGAGCGCGGTGAACGCATTAGAGACTAGTATCTACAGCCTGCTAAAAGACGATTCCGGCCTGAAAACGCTCACCGGTGGGGAATCGCGTGTCTTTAATGCCGCAGCTCCTTTTGGTCAAGCACTTCCTTTGGCCGTTTTTTCCCAGGCGAGCGGGATAGAAGAAAACAATATCTCGACGCAAAGCATCATCATGCGCTACCTGGTGAAAGGTATAGCGGTAAGAGGCATCATAGCCGGGCAGATCGCGGCCCGAATTGATGCGCTTTTGAACGGAGCAACACTGAGCGTTGACGGCTGGACTGCCTATCGAAAAGCGAGACAAGAAACAACGGTTCGTTATCAGGAACGGGACCCCAGCGGGCGCGTAATCAACCATTCGGGCGCTGTTTACATCGTTTGGCTAGAAGCATAAAGGAAGAGGAGAGGAGTTAGGCATGGCAAAGTATAGTGGTGAAAATCTGGTTGTTATGTTCGGCGTTACGGAGCTCTCCGGCAAATTCCGTACATTCGAGACAACGGAGGAAGGCAGCCAGTATGATCAGACGGCTGGTGCGGAAACTGAGAAGACCTACCTGCCTGGAAAGAAAGATGGAAACGCTACGCTGTCTTGCTTGGCAGAAGCGGCCACAGCGGGCACGGCAATGTGGGCGGCGGTTATTCCGAATACTGAGGGGACCGTTACTTGGTATCCTGAGGGAACAGCGGTAGCCAGTAATCGGCACGCAGTCAACGCTCTCATCAAGACGCGAAGCCGACGGTATCCGTATGACAACGTAGTCGAGCTAACCGTGACATTCCAATTCTCCGGCGCAATAACGGATGACGTCGTACCCGAGTAAACACAACAGAAAATGGGGGGAAAAATGAACGAAAACAAGGAAACCAAGCCGAACGAAAACAAGGAAACCAAGCTGGGCAAGAACACCATCAGGCTAGCCAACGGGAAGCGCGTGACCTTCGGCGGGTCCCTGCGTATGAAGGAACTGAGCGCATGGAACAGAGCAGAGAAGGAAGGGGACCTGGAGACTTGCTATCATTACCTGAGCAAGCTGATCGCTCGGTGGGACTGGGAAGATCTGGACCCAACAGACCCGGCGTCCTTTGGTGATTTGTGGATGGAAGAGTATGCTGAGCTCAACGAGGAAGTGGGCAAGTACCTAGCGCGGAAACGGTTGGGAAAAGCATAAGCTTCGGGGTCTTCAAGGCTGTCAAGTACGGGGCACCACCCCCGCCTGAATACTGGAGGGTGGTTATCTGTGAGCGCTTTGGCTGGACCATGGGCGAATTCGACGACCTGGACTCAGAAGATTTCGACACCATCCTCTCGGTTTGGGATGGTATAAACACAGCACAGAATCCAAAGCGCTAAAGGAAGAAGGCGAAGCTTGGTCATTGCCCACCTGCTGGCAAAGATCGGCGCTGATATTACCGGTTTGAAATCTGGTTTGTCAACAGCCGAGCGTTCGATACAAACCGCAACTCAAA